CGCGCATTAACCAAGTCCCGTATAGTCGCGGCGTCGCATTAACCAAGTCCCGTATAGCCGCCGCGCCTAAGATTAAGATGAAATTTGTAGGTAACCCAGGATATAATTATAAAATGAGGCAGGGCACTTCCTGGGTACTCGTAACGCGTCCGTGAATAAGGCCTAATGATTTTATGTATTAAAAATATACGGACGCGTTACGAGTATGAAGATTCCTACATAGTACCTGTAGCTATTACGTGTAATCAATCAGCGTATAATATAATTAAAGGAGGTGCTGCGATGATTTGTGCAAGATGCGGACAGGATAAAGAACCCTTCGAACGCGACCTCTGCGAAGAATGCGTTAAAGCCGAGAATTGTAGATTAACATATTATCGACAGCATCAAGGGGATTGGATCGCCGCTGCGACGGAGCAAGGATTGGCCCCGTGGTTGCAGCAACCGGGTGAGACTCAGTGGGAGTATACTTTATGGACAAAGTATCGTGACAGCTACCCAGGCAAGAAGCCTACCTACGCCGCCGTGGCGGCAGAGTTGAAAACGACCTACAATGTAGTTCACAAAGTAGCACAGAGATGGTCGTTTCAGGCACGGATGCAGATATGGATGACTGAGTGCGACCGGATTACGATGCTGCAACGCAAGGACGAAATCCTTGGTATGAATAAGGATCACATCACCATGGCGGCTAAGCTGCGTGCGAAGCTGGATATTGCGATTGACATGCTTGACCCGATGATGCTTAAGCCTAGCGAGGTGGCGTCACTGGCTAAACTATCCACGGACCTTGAGCGCAAGGCCCGGCTTGACACAGAGGCTCAAGAGGCGCTGAGGAGGGACCTGGTTGTAGATACGACTAACTCGGAGCTGAAGAAGACGCCGACTAAACCGGGCGACTTGTCCGAGATAGTGCAGATTCTATTGAAGGCTGGGGTACTGACAGCTGTCGGTGTCAAAGAAACTGTCACCCGAGAAGCTATAATGGTGCAAAGCGATGAGTAGAGCTCAGCGTATGTACGGAGCATATGAATCAGATACAACCGAGGATACCCGGCGCTGTATCTTTTGTGGGGAGTGGAAATCTATAGACGACTTTCCTAAGAATGGATATACCCCAGCTGGCGAGGTGGCGCGTAGGCTTGACTGTAAAGTGTGCTATAATATCAGAAGGAATGAGAATAGAACAAAGAAGCGCCACTCCGACTTTATTGGTGGACAAAAGCGCCGCGGCGAGGAAGCTCCGAGCCTATCGCACCAAGAGTGGAAAGAGACTATGATATTCTTTGGTGGAGCCTGTGCGTATTGTGGCTGCACGCCAAAGCGTAACAGTCGACTTACAAAGGATCATTTGGTTTCGGTAAGCCAAGGCGGGCTGACAGTAGCGGGTAATGTAGTTCCCGCATGTAGAAGCTGCAACAGCTCAAAAGGGGCTGAGGACTTTAAGGTTTGGCTGATGCGTCAATCGTTTTTCAGCCAAGATCGCTTAAACCTTGTGTTTAAGTGGAGGACTATAATGCGGCAGGTAGGAGGTGAAGAAGAATGAACGAACTGATGCATATGTTACCCATCTTGCTGACTGTAATAGGTGCCTTGGCATTTACGGTATCCGTAATTACAGAGGTACTTAAGAGGCCGTTAAGCAAGATACCTACAGACCTGGTCGTTACCATCTTGTCTATCACAGTTTCTGTGGTGGCATTCTTTGTGTATGCGTCCATGTATAACATGGCCATTACGTGGTATTATGTTGTTGGGTCTATTGTGGGTGGGTTCTTTGTGGCTTTTGTGGCAATGTTTGGTTGGGACAAATTAACTACACTATTTAACAGATTTAAGAAGTAATGGGGTGAGGCGATGAGCGTAAACTTAGACGGTGTAGATCAAGTAGCTCTACAGACGATGTTAACGCCTCGCCTCACTAAGTATATTCCATTTAATCCGACACCGAAACAAAGCGCTTTCTTATTGATGAATCATGTAAAAGAGATTCTATATGGTGGTGCGGCTGGAGGCGGCAAGTCTGTTGCTCAGTTAATGGGTGCACTGCAGTTTGTAGATATCCCGGGATACGCCGCTATACTCTTCCGTAAATCATTTGCTGACTTATCAAAGCCAAATGCTTTGATTGATATGTCAAAACGGTGGCTAATGCCATTTGTAGATCGTAAAGAAGTTAAATGGTCAGAGAAAGACCATAGGTACGATTTTCCTTCTGGGGCGTCTCTTAGCTTTGGTTATCTGGAATCTATGAATGACTGCTACAATTATCAAGGTGCTGAGTTTCAATACATAGGTATGGATGAGTGTACCCACATTGATCCAGCTAACTACAGGTATTTATTTTCTAGACTTCGTAAACCCGTTGGCTTACAAGTGCCCATTAGATTTAGGTCAACAGCTAACCCCGGAGGGCAGTTTGGAGAATATTACTATCAGAGATTTTTCGTTGAGGGGGCTGAAAAAGGTCGTATCTTTATTGCAGCAGGCCTTGATGATAATCCTTATCTTGATGCTGAAGCTTACAAAGAAGCGCTTGAAGAGTTAGATCCAGTGGAAAAAGAAAGATTACTCAATGGTAACTGGAATATCAAAGCTTCTGGTGATATGTTTAATCGTCATTGGTTTGCTATTGTACCTGCTACTGATGTACCACGTGCGGCACGTTCTGTTAGGTACTGGGATATGGCTTCTACAGATCCAACGAAGCGAAAGACAAAGAGTAGAGATAGAAGAGAACCAGACTGGACTGTAGGCCTTAAGCTTTCTTATTACCAAGGAATGTATTGGATAGAAGATATTGTTCGCGTTCAAAAGATGCCTCATGAATTAGAGGTAATAATTGGAAATACTGCAGCAAGTGACGGTTATTCAACAGCGATACGTATGGAACAAGAACCTGGTTCCTCTGGGGCTATTTCAATCGATCATTACGCTAGAAATATATTGCAAGGCTATGACTTCCAAGGGGTACTATCATCTGGCTCAAAGGTTGAACGAGCCAGAACTGCTTCGGCCTCATCGCAAGCAGGTAAAGTATTGATATCAAATAGGTGCAGAAACATGCTGCCATTTCTTGATGAAGCAGATGTTTTTCCTTATGGTATAAAGGATGATACAATTGACGCATTTTCAGGCGCATTTAATCATTTTAGACAAGCGACGTTGATTCGGCCCCCGACAGGAATTAAGAAAAGTGGCGGATCTTATTGGGCACAACTAAGGAGGAACTAATGGCATGAAGAACATTAACTACAAACAGTTAGGCACAACAGGTCTGCGGCGATACGGAGCCCAAATATACGAAGAATTTTTGCCTGAGCTTAGATGGCCTAGAGCTGGTAAGGTTTATCAAGAAATGAGCGATAATGATCCAGTTATCGGCTCTATCTTGTATTTAGCCGAAATGCTTATCCGTGGTACAACGTGGGGTGTAGAAGCGGCTAGTACTAGTGCAGTAGATGCAGAGGCCGCAGAATTTCTTACCAGTTGTATGGATGATATGGAGATGTCTTGGGCTAATACTATCTCAGAAATATTCTCTATGCTTGCATACGGCTTTAGCTTTCATGAGATCGTGTATAAGGTTAGAAGAGGTCCAAATGAAACAAATGCAAAATATCGTAGTCAATACACGGATGCTCGTATTGGCTGGAGAATGATGCCAATACGGTCACAGACATCTATGTATGAATGGGTTTTTAACGCTGAAAACGATGTTGTAGCTTTTGTGCAGGTTGCTGAGCCTAATTTCAAAAGAGTCGTGATTCCTATGTCGAAAGGGCTGCTGTTTCGTACACGCGTAAGTCGCGACAACCCTGAGGGTAAATCGTTGCTTAGAAATGCGTATAGGCCTTGGTTCTTCAAGAAGCACTTTGAAGAGATTGAGGGTATAGGCATTGAACGTGACTTAGCAGGATTTCCAGTTCTTACTACTCCTGAGGGATTGGACCTATGGAATGAAGAAGACCCACAGATGGTAACGCTAAAGAGTAGAGCAGAGGAACTTGTAGCTTCTGTTCGTAGAGATAGTGAGGAAGGCATACTACTTCCTTTCGGGTGGGATCTAAAGCTGCTAACATCCGGCTCTAGTAGACAAATAGATATTGGGGCCACCATTGATCGGTATGATAATAGAATAGCTATTACAATGCTTTCTGATATTATACTGTTGGGCGGTAAGTCAGGTTCTTTTGCTCTTGCAGATACAAAGCAATCAATGCTTGCTGCATCTCTTCAATCGCAGGTTTTGAATATTGCTGACGTCTTTAATAGCAAGGCAGTACCGCAATTGTTTAGTTATAATACTTTTCCTGGACTTACCCAATTACCAAAGATTGTACCAGGAGTTCTTCAGACTCCATCGCTTAAAGAGGTTGCATTAGTGATGAGAGCAATGGGGCTTAATATAGCCGGTGATTATAAGTTACTTGGCTATTTACGTCACGTACTTGGCATGCCAGAACTAAGCGAAAAGGACCTTAAACAGATATATGATGCGCAGGTGATTAAACCTGGTGCCGTTGACCCATCTAATGCGCTTAATAACGCAACGACTGCGGCCGACACTTCTGATAAAGATCTACAACAGAATGATATGAACTACACTGGAGGTGAGATTTAATGAGTGGTATTTACAGGGATGACGGGCTTGATGTTGAAGTTACCTTTAAGATTACAAAGTCTACTGATGAGGGCCTAGTAAGTGGTTGGGCGAATGTTGCTGTGAAACCTGATGGTACGCCTCCGTTAGATTGGCAGGATGATGTTATTAGACCTGAGGTACTTGAGAAAGCCGCCATCAACTTTATGAAAGAGTATAGGGAAAGTGGCGTAATGCACCAAGGTGAATCAAAGGGCATTGTAGTTGAATCTATTGTATTCACTAAAGCAAAGCAAGCAGCTATAGGTATACCAGAGGGTACGATTCCAGAAGGCTGGTTTATAACTGTAAAGATTATGGATCCAGAGGTATTTGAAAAAGTTAAGAGTGGAGTATTTCGCATGTTCTCTATACAGGGCCATGCAAAGCGCGTAGAGACTTGAGCATAAAGGTTATACAAGATAGCCAAACAGCGTATAATATAATTAGGAGGTGAGTTTTGGATGCCACACTTGCTTGAGGACTTGGTAATAAACCGAGTCGACTTAGTTGATGAAGGGGCCAATTCGGCGGCTTTCATAGAACTTTACAAAAGGAAGGAGCAAAGCACAAAGATGGACATGAAAGAGATTCTCAAGAAAATGACACCTGAGCATGCGGCAGTGGTTCAAGCTGAGCTTGATATGCTAAATGGCGAAATCGCCAAAGCTAAAGAGTTGAGTGAAGCTACTGCCCAAGAATTGGCAAAAGCGCAAGAAGATCTTAAGACTGTAACCGATGAAGCTAATGTGGCAAAAGCTAAAGCCGAAGAGGCTGAAGCTGAAGCTGAAGCCGAAGAGGCGAAAGCTAAGGATGCAGCCGCTTTTGACGAAACTGAAACACTCAAGGCCATGCCCGAAGCAGCCCGTGAGCTTTTCACAAAAATGAAAGAGCAAAAGGAAGCTGCTGAGGAAGAAGTGCGCAAGGCTAAAGAAGCCGAGTTGCAAGCTACCGCAGTAGCAAAGGCGTCTGAGCTAAAGGCGTTACCCATCGAGCAGGAAAAACTGGTAGGTATACTGAAGGGTTGTTCTCAGGAACTGCTGGACGTATTCACCACGTTGAACTCTGCCATTGAGGGAACCGTCTTAGGTGAAGTCGGCAAAAGTAAACCTGGAGCAGCCTCCGCATCAAGCGATGGAGCCTGGGAAAAGATCGAAGCAGTCGCGGCTGAAATTGCGAAGTCTGAAGGTATTTCCAAAGCTAAAGCAATTTCTAAGGCAGTAGATGACAATCCTGACCTTTACAAAGAATACTTACAAGGAGGAGCGAACTAATGCATGCGTATGAAATTCCTGGTTTGAGATTCAGTCTGCCTGCTGGCGGTACGGTTTTGCGTAGACGTTTTGTCAACGTGAATTCGTCTAGCGCCGGTGTGTATGCAACAGCCGGTGGCGCTGCGATTGGCGTTTCTATGAATGAAGTCCTTACGGGCGAAGTTCTTGAGATTGCTGATGGCATTGTCATGGTTGATGCGGGTGCAGCAATTACAGCTGGCGCGTCTATTGAAGTAGGCACGTCTGGTCAAGCGATCACAAAAAATACCGGCGTCGGTGTTGGCGTAGCCATTACAGGCGCTAGCGGCATAGGTGAAGTTATTGCTGTCAAGCTTGCCAACTTGTCTGCGATCGGTACTAACGGTGAAGATGGTCTTTCGATGCAGACTATCGTTTATACCGCAACGGATCTCGCCGCTGCCGCTGATTTGGCTGATATTACTATCGGAATCGTCCCTGCAGGATATACCGCTGAGGTTATTGCTGCTCAGGTGATATCCAATGGTGCTGCGGAGGGTATCGATGCAGATAACACGTCTGTGTTCAATCTTGAAGTTGGTTCAGCATCCTTTGCTGGATTTACTTTTGATGCAACCAATGCTTTCCCGGCAGCTGGCGCTGCACAAGTCCTTACGCTGGTTCCTGCAGAAGTTGACCTCAGTGCAGGCGATGTTCTTCTGCTTTCTGTTACGAACGGCACAACCGCAAATCTTCCGGTGTTTATTGTTCAGGTAACCCTGGCATTGACACCTGTTGAGTAAGAAGAGAGGAGAGTAATACAATGCCTAAAATGCAAGATGCGCATATTGATAGAGCTTTGACGAACATGTCAGTAGCCTATATGCAAGATGCGTCCAGCTACATCGCTGAAAAGGTCTTCCCCATTATCCCTGTCAAGCGTCAATCAGATGTTTATTACATCTATGATACTGGCGACTTCCTCAGGGATGAGGCGCAGGTAAGAGGCGCCATTTCAGAGTCCGCCGGAGGCGACTATGATCTTTCTACCGATCTGTATCATTGCAAGAAGCATGCCTTCCACAAGGATGTTTCTCCTGAAGAGCGCATCAACTATGATGAGCCTCTGGATGCAGACAAAGATGCTCAAATCTTTGTTTCTCAGAAGATGCTTATCCGCAGAGAAATGGAGTGGGCAACAAAGTTTTTCAAGACTGGTGTTTGGTCTCGTGAAATGTCCGGCGCAGCATCGGACCCAGGTGCTACCGAGTATATCTACTGGAACCTTGAAACCTCTACCCCTATCGCTGACATTGCTGCTGAGACTCTCAGAATGGCCAGTCTTACCGGGTACAAGCCTAATACGCTTGTTCTTTCTCCGTATGTCTTCAATGCTCTCAAGAATCATTTCGATGTTCTTGATCGCATCAAGTATACTGAGACCGGCATTGTCAGTACTGCACTGCTCGCTTCATTATTTGAAGTTGAGTACGTGTATGTAGCGTGGGCCGTTGTCAACAGTGCTGCCAAGGGTGTTACCGATGCTATTGGTTTCATCATGGGCAAGAATGCGTTGCTGTGCTACAGTAATCCTAACCCTAGTCTCAGATCTCCTTCTGCCGGTTATATCTTCTCTTGGACCGGACTAGAGGGGGCTGGAGCGTACGGCAACAGAATCGTCAGACTTCCGATGGACTTGCTCGGTCTCGGAGTTGAGCGTATTGAAGGCGAGATTGCTTTTGATGCGAAGAAAGTCGGCGATGATCTTGGCGTGTTCTTTAAGGACATCGTACAGTAATGTACATTGTTCGGCGCTCTTTTAGAGGGCCAAAGGGACCTATGTCTGCCGGCTCAGTTGTTGAGCCGGCAGCTGTTAAGAATTTTAGGTACCGTCTGCAAGAGAAGCATATCATAGAAGTTACTGAGCAGAACTTCGAACGGTACTCAAGTTTCTTCAAACAACGCTTCGGGGTAGATATTCCTAAGCTCGACGCCCCAGTAAGACACATGGGTGCAGTAGCTCAAGTAGTGGTAAAGCCCGCTACGCTGGTAGAAACTATTCAGGACGAACCCACGCCAGTAGCGCCAGAAGCTCCGCAGGAAGAAGCTACGCCAGTAGAGCCAGAAGCTCCGCAGGAAGAAGCTATGCCAGTAGAGCCAGAAGCTCCGCAGGAAGAAGCTATGCCAGTAGAGCCAGAAGCTCCGCAGGAAGAAGCTATGCCAGTAGAGCCAGAAGCTCCGCAGGA